AGAACCTTTAAAACCAATTTTTGATCCAATATTAAATCAGGTAAAAAAAGTTGGTGAAAATATTATGGGTGTCTTAAGAAAGATACCTGGATTTGAACTCGTAGAAAAGGTTCTAAGGAAGAATGGTATAAAAGGTATTGGTGATACGAAAGGACTTCTCAAGAAAGTAGGTGGAAAAGCAATACCAATTGTTGGCGGTATCGTTAACCTCTTATTTGCATATGATAGACTTGCTCAAGGTGATTTGATTGGTGGATTACTAGAGGGTGTATCTGGTGTTCTTGATTTATCTGGTGCATTTGGATTCGCTCCTGGCCCTGGTATTTCTATGGGTATTGATGCATATATGTTTGCCCGTGATTTTATTCCTCAAATTCAGGAGACTGAAGGAAAAGTTGTAAATGGATTAGGTCTTGGTGGATTAAAAGGTCAATTAGAAACCGTAGCTAAAAAACTTCCAGATCTTTCTACCATTGCAAAAATGTTTACTGGTGGTGATCCAAAAAAACCAATGATTGGTGATAAGGCAGATACTTCAGGAACTGATAAACCAAACCTTGGTTCTACTCCTACCACATCATCAGGAAATAGTGATGTTAAAGTTGGAGGTAGTAATGTTGTCGCCATTGGTAAAGACTTGACTAATAAAGGATTTACTGTTGCAGAACATCCAGATTTTACTAAGGATACATCTGGTGGTGCATATACTCCTGGTGAGGGATCAGTATCTAATGTTCATAAAGGTCGTGGTCACTATGAATCCAGAGCAATTGATGTCACTAATTTTAAGGGAGGAGACCCAGGGTATAAACAATCATATCTTCCTGTATTGAATTCACTTGAGAATAATTCTGCAATCAAAATGCTAATTCATGATACATGGGGATTCTACAAAGATGGTGGTAAGTCTGGTCCTGGATCATATGGACACCCTGAACATATGCACATTGAAGTAAAGGATAAAGGTGGATTCATTGGTAAGGGACTGTTTAAAAATATGGGTGGTATTGAATTTGTTCTTGATCATGACACCACAAAGGCACTTGAGAAGAAACTTCCTGGATTCTTGGATGCTATAAACAAAGCAGATGGAAAATCAGTGATGGATGTTCTTGGAAAATATGCATCATATGATATGCCAGAAGTGATTCCAGTTCCTATCCCACAACCAATTCAAAATACAGTCGGTAATGCATATGAAAAAGCAAAGACTGTGACTAACACTATCATTGCTAAAGGAAAGGAAGCATTCAGTGATATCTTGTATATGCGTTAAATAGAACTAAGAGGTAATAAACATGTCAGAGAAAAAAGTAACTGGTGCTCAGTCTAATCCTGCTTTTATTGAAAGGTTAGATATCTTTTCAAATAAAGATCAAAGTAAGACTGTATCTATCTTAAACGGTACAGTACAGTTGATGTACTATGAGAGTCTTCTTCAAGACTCTGTAATGGCAACTGTGTCCTTTACTGACTCTGGAAGTGCGATTGATGATAAGAGTGCTCTTGAGGGGTTACCTATCGTTGGAAGTGAAAAAGTAGAATTTAAAATTAAAGATAATAATAATCAACAAATAAAATTTACTTTCTATGTTAACAAAGTAACTCCAGTAGAAGACAAAACAACAAAAGGTCTCAACACTCTTCATTTGGTTTCAAAAGAATACATTCTCAATGATGAAGTTAGAATCAATAAAAGATTTGATGGTAGAGTATCAGAAACAGTCAAAGAAATATTGACCAACTTTTTAGAAACTGAAAAAGATATCACCGACATTGAAGATACAACAGAGTTGAATCAGATTCCTGGTCAATGGAAACCATACTACACATTGAACTGGTTATCTAAGAAGTCTGCTCCTTCTGCCGCGACTCCTGGTAAAACCGCAGGTTTTTTCTTTTACGAAACATCAAAAGGATATCATTTTAAATCAATTGATACTCTACTGAGTCAGGAGAAAAAGAAGTCGATTATCTATAATGAAACTCCTGACTCAAGAGGTGCTAACATCCCAGAGGGATATGATATAAAAGCATTGACATTCTCTAAGGACAATCGCATCAATGTTCAAGAAAAGATGCAGGCAGGATTTCAATCAACACGAATCGTTTTGTTTGATCCATACACCTGTAAGTATGAAGTTCTGAATCCAAAGGCTACAGGAGATGATGGAGTCGAGGATTCTTTGAAGAAAGGGGGAAAAGAACTACCAGTTCTGAACCCAGAGTTTAACCGTCAAGGAGAAAACAAACAGTTCTCAAGGACAACTTATATTGTAAAAGACACTGGAACTTTACCGTCAGGATCAAGTCAGCAGCAGATTGAAAAGTCAAAGGATCCAAACTTTAGACCAGAACTGATTACCAATCAGGCAATTATGCGCTATAATCAACTGTATGCTTCTGAAATTGAGATCACTATTCCTGGTGATTTTTCTCTACATGCGGGTGATGCAATCTATTTTGATGCGCCATCAGCACAGAAGGATACAAAGAATGACGATATTGACCGCCAAATTGGTGGACTATATATTATATCGGCATTGTGCCATTTGGTTAATGCCAAAGGAACTTATACCAAACTAAATCTGGTAAGAGATTCCTTCGGTAGAACTGGAAAGGCAAGAGAGGGTGCAAACGAATCTGGTAAACCAGCAACTCCAACACAAACACCTGGAGTACAAACCCCCTATCAAAGAACAGTATCACGATTAGCAACTGATACGACAAATACTTTCTAATAGCACTATGGAAAAAAACATCGAGACTCACATTGAAAAGGATAAAAAAATTCTTGAGGACCCAACTATTTCTCCACAGCAACGTCGCCACATTGAGGGTGAGTTGCATGAATTAGAAGATTATGCAGAGCATCATAAAAAAGAAATCGAAGCAGGAGATCACCACGATCCCAGTTATCTTGAACTATTCTGTGATCAAAATCCCTCTGAACCAGAATGTCTGGTATATGACGACTAATGGCAGAAGGAGCAGCACTATTTGATCCCGGTTTTTTAGGAGCACAATTTATTTGGTGGCTCGGCCAAGTTGTCGATGACTCCGAATGGAGAGATAACATCCTGCCTGGAAAATTTGAGGATGCAAATAGTATTCCTGGATGGGGTAGAAGATATAAAGTTCGTATCATGGGCATCCATGATAAAGAAGAGGAGTCTATTCCTTCGGATCAGTTGCCTTGGGCGAGTGTCATGTATCCCATCACTGCTGGTGGTGGACAAACAGGGGCAAGTCAGACCCCCATGATCCGTCAAGGTAACTTTGTCTTTGGATTCTTCATGGACGGGCAAGACCAACAGGTCCCCGTCATCATGGGAATCATGGGGCATAATGCTCAGACTCCGATGTCAACTAAGATTGGCAAGACGGAATCTAACTTTGGTCCTACCAGTGGATATGCTGAAGGTAAAAATCCTCCAAAGGGTAATGCAAAACCAATTGCTCCTGATGATGGATTGGTTACTAAAAAACCAACCGATCCAAAGTTAGCTGCTGCACTTGCTCCTGCACCACCAGGAGTTCAACTTAATAAATTTGGGTTAAGACCAGATCAACCTCTTAGTGCAATCCCTGGTGGATTACAGGTTGCAAATGATGCCAGAGAGGCAGCAAGGAACGAAGGTAAGTCGTTTCAAGAAGTAGAAGATGCTGCTATGAAAGCAGTTGCAGACCATACTGCAAAATTAAGGAGACAGCAAGAATCTCCATCTGCACCAAGCACTGGTAATCCAACAAAAGAGAATCCCGATGCAGTGCATCAACTCTCTGCAGCAGATACAAAGAGAGAAGCAAAGATAAAAGAATGTATTGTTGTGATGAAGCCAGACCCTGATTCGTTTGTTCAATCAGCAGTGTCTGCGATTCAAACAACTATCAAAACACTGACAGAAAGACTTAACTCATATCTCAGTGCTATATCAAGTTATATTGACGCGGTATCAAGTGCGATTGAGGATGTACAAAAATTAATTAGTGATGCTGCTTGTCAGATTGCTAAGTATATGAAGGTTTTGTTTGATAAGGTGATGGAGTATGTCCTCAAGATTCTGAACAAGACATTAGCAAAAGCAGTTGCAGCACTACCAACTCATATGAGATCGATGTTTGGTGATATGAAAGAAAAAATTACCGAACTGATTCTTTGTTTGTATGGTAAACTAACTGGAAATCTTTGTGGATTAATTCAAGGTATTCTTGATGATGCCTTAGATATGGGTAATGCAGAAAGAAAAGCAAGAGAGAATGTAGATAACCCACAGAATGATCAAGTGAA